TCACGGAAGATTCCAATGAGATAGTTGGTAAAATTATTAATGACTCGTTCTTCAATAGAATCATTAGCTAATGCACCTTCATTTGTTTCATTAGATAACCAGGCTATGCAATGCATCAGTTCATGCAAAATTGTATTCGCCTCGTCTATATTTGATAGGCCTTTATTTATTTGAATGAGGTTCTTGCGCTTAAGATAGTGACCATAACAGTCTGTGAGATTATCATCAGCAAAATCTGGTTCTTTAAGTTCGATAGTAATATCAGTACAATGTACCTTTATTACTTTTTTATCAATGGATTGTTTCTTTTGCATTGGATAACAATAGATGTTGTTCTAATTCTAATAAATAATCTAGATGTTCTTCTTCATCACATACTAATTCAAGATAAACCTTTGCAGATATAAGTTTGGCTATAGCAAAAGCTACTTTAGCTGGACAATCCATACTAGATTCTATTTCTTTAGTTAACCTGTCCATATCTAGCTTCTTTAAATACGAATCAGATTTAGATAAGTTATTGATTTGTTTCATTTATGTCACACCTGTTGCAATTATATCACAATTTGTAAGTTATTGAATACTAAATGTCAAGTGTTTTTTTATATAATATTTGTGCATAGATCCCTGGTTCTAACTTACGTTCTCTCCAGAATCTACGTTCTCCATAGTGATGGAGTATATGATGACACCTTGGACACAAGGGTACACACCATTCATCCGATGACTTCATCCCCATACCCATTGGTTCAATGTGAGTTAAGTGATGAGAGCATATATTTAGGTCAGTCTTGCAGACACAACATAGATGTTGACGTACATTTTTGAGGTGTTTAGCGCTTCTTATTACCACGAATAGTATTGCCCATATCTTTTAAACCATAGAAGATAGCAGTTTCATCGAGACATTCTTTGAATCTATGACTACCATATGATCTAGGAAATTTAAATTTATGATTCATTTGTTTAAGATTGTAACCAAATCCGCATACATACTCTAGTATGTCATACGATTTAGTACCTATCACACCATACAATCTATTCAATTCATCCATAGCATCTAGCTTGGCATCAGGTATAGACATATTGATTGACTGGTCTACTCGTACTTTAACCTCTGGTTTAGATATAAGCTGAGACATTTCCCACTTACGTCTAAAGATACTACCAGCGTGATACTGTATAGCATCTATGTTTTTCTTGTAATACATTGTCTCAATACTTGATTCACGAATGTTAACTATGTGAGCAGGTTTATCTTTATTAGGTTGAGTAATAATGATTTCTCTATTATAATTAAAGTGTGGCTCATCGTAATTAGACATAAAAAAAATATAAGTTATTCGAGAAAGGAAAGCAAATGAAAATAAATGAGTACAGACATAGTGCTAGTCGAGGTAATGATTGGTACGGTAACCCTTCCTTATGGGCCTATAGAAATCTATTAGGTATAAGGAGCAAAACCACACCTCGTATGGGTATGGGTAATTCAGCAGAGTTTGGTTGTGCATTAGGTTTATTCTTAAATAGATCCGATGAAGATATAATCAAGTATAGTACAGATAATATGGTTCAACAGTTTAATGGCGAATGGTTTGACGAAACAGATAAAGTATCCTGTATAGCTTTAAATCTTCATAAGGCTATCAAAGAACACTTTCCTGATTTTGATAAGCCTCATCTATTCCAAAGGTATAGACGTCATTCCTTGTCCATCCTAGATCATCCTATCACTACTGTAACAGACTTTGAATGGGAGAATATGATTGTAGATACTAAAGCTACCCTAAGAGTACCCATTAAACCAAGAGAAGATCACGTTAGGCAACAGTCTTTATACTCTGTACTCATAGGTAAACCAGCAACATTAGTATATGCTTCACATATTAAGTCAGCAGTATTTGAATTATCAGAAGAAACTATTATGACAAATTATAAAACAATGATAGATTCATTCTTATCTTTAGAAACATTTATGAGAAATGTACCTGATATAAAAACATTCAAACAAATGATACCATTAAATACAGATGGTTTTAAATGGAGTAATGCAGATCGTGAAAATGCGAAAACGCTTTGGGACAACTAAAGGTGTTACAAAGATAGGATTAACTAACATAGCAAGGAGAATAATAATGGAACAAAATAAATCAGTAGGTACAGTAGATTACTTAGCACCACCAAGAGATGGTAAGGATCAATGGTTTATGCCAGTAGTACTAGAAGGTAGTGGAACTAAGATAAAGTTTTATTGTAAGTTTGATCCTCAAGTACAAGTAGGTGATAGAATCTTAGTATCTTATGGACAAGAACGTAATGGTAATGCTACTGCATTTAAAGTAGAACTACCAGACAAAGATGTATCAAATAATAAAGATGCATCAGATAATAAACAACCTACATCTTCTGATAAAGAAGAAGGTATGATTGAAGTTGGATTAACAGGTAGAATAACAGAAGCGTTAATGCGTTTGTTCCACGAAAAAGGTGTAGAAATGAAAGATCCAGAAGGTGAAGTTGCTAAGTGGATTCGAATAGGTATTAATGGTTATAGAAAACATAAGAAGATTGCTGATGTTCAAGAAGCTTATCCAGGTACAACTGTAAGTGACAATGACATTGATGATGAAGTACCATTCTAGAAAGGAGTAATATGACTAAGAATGAATTAATACATGAAGTAATAATGTTGTGTAAAGCAAACGAAAATAATCCTTACTGTTCTATATTTTGGTTAGCAGATCAAATTAAAGAATTAGTAGAAGGTGATTTACAGGAGGCTAAATGACAATCATTACGCAAGAGGGTATGGAGAAAGCTCTCCAACAAAACTATGATAACGAAGATACTGAAGCAGAACACGAAGCTCAAGCTGTATATATAAAAGAATTTTTAAAGACAGTATTAGGTGATCAAGTGTTTAAAGCTCCTCAAGATATACCACTTGGAAAACAAGAACATTGGGCCAGAAAGTCTGATGAATATAAACAACATCTATTGGCTTTGAAAGAAGCTGTTTTTAATAAACATAAAAGTAACTTCCGCAGAAAAGATAATGAAACATATTGTTCACAGTTTCAATCACTAACTAAAGCTGGTGCATTATGAATATAAAAACTGATCCTCTAGTAGAGAAGATAGCAAAACGTATGCTTGCTAGATCCAATGCAGGTATAATTAAATATGGTAACACTATGCGTACCGCAGAGAAACCTTTGGTAGAATGGATTGGTGATACTCAAGAAGAATTATTAGATGCGATAGTGTATTTAGAAAAGGTAAAAGAAAAGATTTCACAATGACAACAGTAGAACAAAACTTATGGGTAGCAGTAATCGCTCAGGCTTTTACCGATGCCTCTAAACAAGTACCAAATGTTTGTGAAGAAAAACAAGTAACTTGGAAGAACGATACTATGGTTGCAAGAACTTGGCTTAACAGTAACTCAGATGACTTTAAAAAAGTTTGCCATCTTGCTTGTGTTAATAGTGAATGGGTACAAAGAGAATGGCACTCTATTAAAGATGGAAATAAAAAGAAAAGTGTCTGGTATAAAGCAGCTCATAGTAAGTAACTATCTTCTATCTTCCCATTTAAATGTTTGTTCAACAGTCCAAGTCGTACCAGATTTTATAGTATCATTACTTGAAGATGTTTTATCTACAGTATTATCACTGTTTTCATACTTCACTTTTGTATGGGATGGATAAGGTTTGAAGCTACAGTTTGTACTAAAAAGAAAAATTAGAAAAATTAAAACTATTCCAATAGCTCTATCTATTCGTTGTATCATATTTTATTTTTTAGCTTCTTTAATTTATTAAGAACATTATTGAATCTTTTATCAATTTGTTCGTGCATATGTTTTTGTTCGTGCTGCATCTTTAACATCTCTTGTTGTAGATTAATTGTTGAAATTAAATTCCAACTTATTAACGCCATCAATCCTACAAGAGCTACGCCTATAACTTTTTCTGCTAAGTTCATTCCTTTATAATCCTTTCACAATGTTTTTGACCTACTGTGTCTATTGAAAATTCACATTGCTCTAGTGTACAAGTGTATTGTACTGAGTTTCCAGAATTTCTTTCTGCTGTTCTTTTTGCAGCAAGGCAAGTACTTAAATTATCTTGGTGATACCAACCTTCAATAGTTTTATTACCACCATCAAAGACATATAAACTAAGTATGATAACTGTTTCAATGAGTCCCATTTTGTCTAATCTTTTCTTTTAAACTTTCAACTGTATTCTCTAGCTTTAAAATCCTAGCTTCAAAGAAAGCTATTGTTAGGTCTTGGCTTCTGTCTTTAGGTAGATCTACTAAATCTTTTTCTAATTCATCAATCTGTTTACCAATGTACTCGATTAACATAAATTGTTCTGAGTCCGCAGGTAATGATCCTAATTCACCACGAGGCCATTTGATTCTAAATTCAGTATTTTTTTCTAAGTCTGCTTGCATTAGTTTTATTTCAGTCTCAATAGTATTTAATCTTTCAAGTACACCAAAAGAAAAATAAGCTCCAACTAAAACTGCTGAGATAATCCCAAGCATATTCTTAATAGGCATAGACACAGAAGTATCTTCAGATAGTTTCATATTATACTTCCTCTAATATTTTTAGTTGTTTATCCTTACAGATAAATTCAAAGTATTTAAGCTCTTTGTTAGATGCATATCTTAATTCTTTAAATACATCATCGACTAAATTAACCTTATTATCTAATACAAATTCCCAACATTGATGTTTAGTGTCAAACGTATTCATTAAATAATGACTAAATAAAGGCTTGTCTATATCTGTATAGACCAGCATAATAGTTAATATCCAAATCATTTATTTCTTCTTGAATATGTCTGCGCCTTTGAGTCCGTATATACTAGCAACCACACCTACAAAAAGAGTCTGGTACCAGAAAGGAAGATTGTTAAACTGTTCAAAGAACATATGTAGTTTCTCTTGAATCTCTGGATCGTCACTAAACACACTCCATATAAGAAGTATTACAGGAGCAGAGACAAGGATCAAAACAAATTCGTCTTTCCATCCTTTGTCGTTTGATTGTCTTACAGCAGCAGCATATTCTACTTCACCTGATGCCATCTTACTTGCGTGAAGTAAGGCTGCATCTGACATAAGTACTTTAGCTTTTTGTTTGTTAGCAAATATAGCTGATCCAGTTTTTAAAATTGTTGGTAATAATGATAACCACATTATAAATTATTCTCTTTCCATTGTTGTACATCAAAACTAGGACAATCCTTTTTACTTATTTCATTGTGTCCAATAACATTAGCATTAGGGTAGTCTACTAATTTTTGTTTAACTAAATCTAGTAGAGCAGTCCATTGTTTATCTGTAAAATTATTTTCAGTAGAATTATCTTCAGCCATTCCACCCACCATACACAAACCAATACTTTTAGAATTGTATCCTGATGCGTGTGCGCCAGTATCATTAGCATTACGACCAAGTTCTACTTCTCCGTTTCTTCTTATGATATAATGGTAACCAACATCTCTCCATCCTCTTTCATTAACGTGCCAATCTTTAATTTGTTTAAGACCAACATCCATTGATGGTTTGGTTGCAGAACAATGAACAACTATATATTCAGTTGAACTACGAGGTTCCATTACGTTACAATAAATATTATAACGATTAATAGAATAGCACAAACTATACCTTTGTAAGTTTTAGAAAGATCATTCCATTTATCTTTTATAAATTGTTTTATATTTTTCATTTAGTCCTCCAAGTAATAAGATTTAATTAGTTCATCTACAATCAAACCTTGTATTGTAGAAGGTGTTCCATCAGCTCTACGAGGTGCAGAAGATGCCATAACTTGTAAAGCTTTCTTTGGATTTTTTCTTGTTTGTAATCTATCAGTAATGTTGTCAGATAAATCTATGCACATATCACTAAACTGTGTGCCAGATTTCATATCATTAAATATTCTAACAACTCTAGGTAACAATTTTTTATCGTACTGAACATTTACATAGAATTTATGGTTATCAAGATCATATCTTCTTGTAACACCCATTCTTCTATTATCATTTGGTTCATACATATGTGGCTCCTCAGGATAGTTGGTAAGCTGCGTTGAGTAATTGTCGTGCAAGTTGGATACATTGTTCTGGCTTAAGTTTTGTTTCGGCATAGATTCCTCTTGATGAATTAATATATAAATATAATTTTTTCTTAGATAATTTAAGACCGTGTTTTGGTTCTGTTAAATATTCTAAGTCAGTTGTTGATTCCATTTTCCACCTTTATTTAAAACCATTGGCAATAGTTTGGGTAATCCATTAAGGATTATACCACAACCTATAATAGGTCTAGACTTTTGTGTTTTCATATATTCGAATGCTAATGAATCGGAATCTATTAAGCATCCTACTTGCATACCCCAGTTTAAACTGTTGGGGTTACCCCAGTATTGTATTGAATAAGAACTATGATAGTGTCCTTGTACTGTAGGACAACCATACTGTTGCGCTACCTTTAATACATTGGCAAATTTACCGTGACAGAAATAACAATCTTGTCCGTTAGACATTTTAAGCATCAGATCATCGTGCCACTTCCAACCTGATCCTACTTCTAAATAATCATTGTAGCTTTTCATTGCAGCTCTAGGTAGACCTGTAGCTTTTTGCCTACGATAGACTAATGATCCGTGGTTTGAATCCATAAGATCCATTATCGGAAATAGTTTTTCTAATTCTTTTATTGTCTTTAATGATTCTTCGTGTTCATCACCTGCACTATACAAGTCAGGGTCAGAATCGTGAAATGATATAGCGTGTGAATCTATCTCATCACCTATATGTATTATACGATCAGGTTTATATTTCTTTTTAATACCTTTAAGAAAAGCTATAACATCTTTATGATGATATGGAATATGAGTATCGCTAATAATTAATATTGATTTGTTCATATTTAAACATAATATGATTTATATAATATTGTCAAATAAACGACTTAACTATTAAAATCAACATTTGTACAAAGACAGTCGTACCAATAAACCATACTAAAGACCTGAGTTGCCTCATATCTTTCTCAATATGGAATAGATGATTGTCTTTCATTTGAGTCAACCGTTCAGATATCACGTCTAGTTTGCCTTCCAGACGTGCAATATCTACACTATTCTTTTGACTCTGAGTCGGCATCTTCTTTAGGAAGTTCAGCATTAAGTATACTTGTATATTGATTGATCACTATATCCAAGTCTCTTTTGTTATGAGATAATCTAACTAGATTATTCCAAGCAGACTTACCTTTATCAGATAGTTTGGACTCATCATATTTTTTTGGCTTGTTGTCTTTATCATATATTTTAAACATATTAGCCCTCCAAAGCTGTAACTTTAGTTTCTAATGTTTCTATACGAGTCATAGCTTCTTGTAAAGCTTTGATAGCTTTCATATAAAGAACTGAATATTTTACGCTTTTATATCCCCTAATATCACCAACATTTTTATCGCCAGCTATAACTTCTGGATCTGTTGATATGTATTTAGTTTCATCTTTTACAAGTTTGTCCATACCAGCAGCCTCTAGCTCTTGAGCTATAACTCCTATTTGAACCCAAGCTGCATCTGAATAATATGCAATATCATCATTCTTTTTATAGTTTCTAACTTTAACTGCTTTGATGTCATCCCATTGTGAATTAGCATCTACAATATTTGATTTAATTCTTGAGTCAGAAATAGCACCATAAGAATTATCGTGATTAACAACATCGCCATCACTAAAAACTTGGAATCTATCAGCTGTGTTATCACCTGCTACCATTAAATCTGAAGTATTATCATCTCTTGTTACTGACATTTTAAATCTAGTTCCAAAAGTAGAAGTTGCTACCGCTCCACCATTAAGGAAAAAAGCAGGTCTACTACCATTCGATGCCGATGATACTGTGAATGTTGCGTTCCCATCGTGTGTTGCTGTTCCTACTAGGACTGCATCAGCTCCACCATCTAGTACCAACATATTAGCATTGCCGTTTGATTCTACTCTAAAATCTACATCAGCACTACTTTCATTAATTACAACCGCACCATCAAGATCAGTAGCACCAATATATGTTTTAAGTCTTGACGCTGTTGTTTTACGGTTTGTACCGCCTGCACCATCATCAATAATAAATAAATCTGCATCAACTATATCAGCTCCAATGTCTGTAGCTCCATCAATGTCTAAATCAGCAACAGCTAGTGAGCCATCTGGAAATACAGGTGCTGCTTGGAAAGTTGCTACTCCACTAACATTAAGTGTTCCGTTTAAATCTACAGCAGTTGCAGTAAGATCAATCTCATCTGTTGCACCAATAGATAATACAGTTGCACTTGAACCTTGTATAAACTGACTAGCATCATTAAACATAAGTTTATTTGTGCCGTTTAAAGTTAATCCAGTATCATTAGTATGTGTAATAGTTGCATCAGAACCAGCACCAAAAACAAGTACTGCTGAGTCAGATAATAGTTTTAAATCATTACCTAATATTGCATCTTTAGCTACAGATAATCCACCATCAGTTTGTAGTGAACCATCAGTTGTAGATGTTGCATCAGTTGCATCATCAGTTTTTACAATACCACTAGCAGTAACTGTAGTAGCTGTAAGAGCTTGTGCAGCAATCGTACTACCAGATTCAGCGGTAAATGTATTGGCTGTAATTACAAAATCTTTTGCACCAGCAACATAAATATCAATAGTATCATCAGTAGGAGCTTCAAGATAAGTATCACCATCGTCATCCAGGATTAATTTACCACCAAACGCAGCAGTATCTATACCTAGTTCAACTTTGGTAGGAGTGCCAGAAGCTAAAGAGATACCTGTTAGATTTACAGTTTGTAAACTTGATCCGTGTGATGTGGATGCAATAGTCCCTTCGACTACATTAGCACCACCATCAGTTACTCTGATCTTTCTACCTGCAAAGTAAAGTGCCGATAAATCAGAAGCTGATGCAACGGTTAGTGTATCGGCATCGACACGAGCAATAGTATATGTGCCATCTCCGTCACCAAACTCAAAGTATCCGTCCCCAAGTTGTTCGTACATATCTCTCATATGTCCCATTAATTCTCTTGCAGCATTATTGACATTACTTGGTGCCATATTCTCTGCGAAGTTCACTGTCATATTAGCAGTATTGCTACCTGCAGTTGAACTAAATTTTCCTACACCTGTACCAGCCATAGTATTTTCCTCCTAGTTAAATAAATTATGTGGTTTTATTATATTCCACCTCGGCCTATTGGATATATTGGATATCCAGTTAAACCACCTAATGATCTAAGTATTTCACCTAGAGCATCTTGTATTGATATGCCACCTTCTTCTGCTATTTCTTCCACTATTGGTCGAAATGAAAAAGGAACAAATGACATACCGTAATGTCCTGCATAGTCATAAGCTCTTTGCAATGATAATATATCTGCTTTGCTTATAGGACTAGGCCAAGGACTTGTTAGAAATTTTTTGTTAAATAAAGCCTGTTCTGTACTTTTTAATATAGAACTTTGTTTAGCTATTGCATATGAGAATGGTTCGTGCGCCCAATGCAACGGTTCAAATAATTGTTTAGATAATGAAATGCTAAATCCATTACCTAAGTCTACTTTTGTAGGATCTTTATTGTCCCATATATTCGTACCTGCAAACATTTGTTGTAATGCTGCACCGCCTGTACCTACTATTAATGAAGCTCTTATAGTATATGCTTGGTATAAACTACGAGACATAGCATTATCGTTAAACCCAGGAAAAGCTCTGCTTATAATTCTAAAGTTAGCAGTTGTCCAATCTGGTGCAAACAAAACTCTTTGCATCCATTTTCTTCCTGATGGTCTGTAAGCATATTCTTTCATCTTTTTAAGAATAGGATCATTGGTACTCATATAGAGTTGTTGCCAATTTAATCCACCATAGCCATCATTAGTAACTATAGCTGCTTGTTTATAAATTTCATTTAATGGTGCTTTACTAAACTTTGGATTGTTTAATAGTTTCATTACATTTGTTTGCCAAGCATATAGTTTACCTGCATTAAATACACGATCCCAAGTAACCATATCTATATACTTAAATGGTTTTTCTACAAGGTTAGTAATACCTGCTTTAGCTAAATAAGATATCCAAGATGGATGTTTATCTAAATAGTTCTTAGCACCTGCCCACGTTTGATAGAAATTATTAAATCCAATATCCTCTGGGTGTGAAAACTCTACACCAGCTCTTGTTGCAGCTTTAAGTACATCACCATTACCATCTTGCATAAGCATTTTATATGCCGTGTTATCTTTCCATTTAGGAATAAACCATTTAAACGGTGCTATATTACCTGCACCTGTTGCAGATAAAAACATTTTACCAGCACTAATAGGATGCATAGCCATATAGACTGAACTTTGTAGTAATGCGCCAGCGTGAAAGAATGAATAACCAACACTAAATCTTTTTTGTAAGAAGTTAAAGTTAGATATAGCTTTTAGTATAGCACCTTCTTCTCTTGCATCAAAAAGCATTCTCATTACTGGTTCAGCTTCTCTTAATATCCAAGGAGAAATTGCATCTCGTTGTTGTTTAGATAATTTAGTAAAGTCTATTTTGCGATCTAAAAAAGCAGGATGATAAAATCTAACATAATCTTCAGCAATTTTAGTTTTTGGCAAATCATCTACACCATACATTAGTTTAGCTAAACCACCTTTACCATCACTTCTACCAGGTATTTTAGTTTGTCTCATCATAGAAACTAAACGTCTTTGTGCAATAGCTCTCGTTACAGAGTTCATATATTGTGTTGTTATTGCAATAGCATCTAATGTAACTGGCTCTAAGCCAGCAGCCACACCAGCTTTATATGAAGGAAAAAACTTTTCAAACTCTGACATTGTAGAACCTTTAAGTGAACTAGCTTTATGAGTTTTTGTAATTAAATCTTTTAGTTTTGCAGCTATACTCGCATCACTTTCAGTAATACGAGGTCTCCAATATTGAGGTAAGTAGCTTTCTAAAAATCTATATTTTAATTCACTACCATCAAGAGTTTTCCACATACCATCTAAAATTCTTCTTATATCGTTTGCTGCTTCTAATTGTAATTTAGATAATTTAACTGTTTTATCACCTTGTAAATAAGCTGTAAGTTTTTCAGCACCTGCTTTATCAGGAACTTTAGCTTTTAATAATTCGTGTATACGAAAAGTATCAATAGAATTATTACGAACAAATACATTGTAATCATCTAATAATGATCCTGACATATTCATAGATTTAGCTAACTCTATTTCTTCAGCTCTGCCTAATTTTCTTAAATCCGCTTTTTTAATTTTAGCATTTGTATAAAATGATGGCATATCTTTTATACCTATATCTTCTAGTTTCATTCCTTTAGGTAGACTTTGTTTTATTTCACCTAGTCTTGTACCCATTTGATCAGTGGTAGAAGTTGTACTTACTTTCAATCCAGCTTTTAATGAATTGTTTCTAGCCATTATAGTGCTTGCAGTTTTCCAAGCAGTAACTCCACCTGATCCTATTAATGCTGCGGTCCAAAAAGCATCATCATCATTAGGATTAAATATCATACTTGCTACACCTGCAATAGTACCTGCCATAGCTGGTGCTTTTAAACTTTTTAAATTTCTTATATGATAAAATCTAGTATTCTCAGCTAACTTAAGGTTACGATATTCCTGTTCTACAAATGGTAGAAGTTCATCGTGTATTGCTTCTTTCCATTTGTTACTAGCATAAGAACGATTATTATGATTCTTTAAAGCTTCTAATTTTATATTTTCTTCATTCCATTTAGTTCTATTTTTATAACCAGCATTATTTTTTAATCTTACTACTTCAGCTTTATAGTTAATATAAGCATCTACATCTTTAAAATACTTTTTAAAAGGATCTGTTTTAAATTGTTGTTCCAATACACCACGATTAATATGCAACTCATCTGTTTTTATATTTCTAAAGATACCTTCTTCTTTTAAATAACCATAAGACATTTTTGATGTAACATTTTTATCTTTGGCCATTATATCTTTAATAGAAGCCATTCGTGATTTCCAATTAGTGCCTTCTATAAAGCTCCACTTGTTAGGATTAAAACCTATTGCTGCATCATCTATAGTATCTAATGTAGATTTCAAAGCTGATGCTACTGTTGTAGTTGGATCAAAAGCTGTATCTCCTCTTAAATAAGGTTTAGCTACTTCAGGGCCTAAATGTTTTATATGCGCTCTATCAAAAGCAGCACCAAGTTCTTCAGGTTTTATACCTAATATACCACTAGCCTTTGCAGTGCTACCAGCAAATAAAGCACTCATTGCAAATATAGCTGCTCCACCAAATGCACTTTCAGTGGCTAATCTTTTAGCATTTAGATTACCATCTTCCGATAGTTGGTGTATGCTACTATAGGCTGCAAGAGTAGGAGTAGATCCAATAGTTCTCAATGTAGCATTAGTTAATTTTGGAGCAGCTGCTACAACTTTAGCTCCAGTTTTAGTAGCTTGTGCAGCTTTTACAGCCCATCCACCCCAAAAACCAGGCCATAATAAATAAGGATCAGCAACCATCATATTAAGCATTTCAGCACCAAACATTTTTGGATTAGATTTAATAGTTTCTATTATAGCTCCTGCATTAAATGGTTCATCGCTTAATGTATAACCATAATGTTTTATAATTTTTTTTGCTTCTATATATTCTGGAGTATTAACTTTATCAGAATTATTATCTAAAAATTTTTGTGCTTCAATAGCTTGTTTCTGTTTAGTATTACCACTAGCATATGCAATAGCTGATGCTGGTAGACTTTCATATTTCCATAGATCCATTGCATCAGATACAGTTGTAAACTTTAAATAATCAGTAAACTTAGTTTCTTCTGGTCCTTTATAAGGTGTTAAACCTGAAGGTATATTAACAGGTGTTAAATCTTTTGGTACATCAAGAGGTGTTAAATCTTGTGAAATATTAATAGGTGTTAAGCCTTCTGGTATACTCCCCATAGTTATTTTCCTTAAGGTTTATATTCTGATCCGTCTGCGTATTTAAAACTAGTACCATCATCAATTACTGTTCTACCAGATGAGTCTTTATAGTATTGAACATTTGTAGTTTGATTAAAACTAGGTATTTTTTTTATATCAAATTCTCCACCACCATAATCTGCCCAAACAGCAAATTGATCAAACCATCTATCTCCTTGTAATGCATTAGATTCCTCTGCTTGAGCAACAGCTTGTATAGCAGCATTATTATCTGTTAAAGTAGGGTCTCTTAATTTAAGTTGCATTGCCAAATTAGATATAGATAACATAGCAGTATTATTTTGCTCTTGTAAATCATACTTAGAAAGTAGTCCACTAACTAAAGCCATTATATTTTTTGTAGGTTCTTTTGCTGTTCCCTGTTCTATCATAGTATTTTGTAATAGTAGTTCAGCAGATAAAAGTTTTATTTCATTTAAATGCGATTGCATCAAAGCAGCAGATGATTTTTGAGAAGATTTAACTCCAGCAAATAAAACGTCAGTTACATCTCCACCATCTTTGGCTTCCATATGCATAGCTAATGCTGCTTGAAATCCTGGGTCTGATAGATTATCCATAAAAGTATTTACTTTTTGTGTAACTGCTGGCCAAAAACCTTCTTCGTTTTTATCACTAGAAAGTGTATTAGCTAAATTGGTACTAGCATTTACAACATCTTCACTAATAATATTATTGTCAGTTGTTGTTGCGGTTGTATTAATTAAATCTGCTACTTCTGTTTGACTACTGTCTTTACTCTGAAGTAATAATATTTTAGATTTAAATTCTTCTTTAGTTTTATTTATTTGACCCTTGTTGTCTTTAAGATCAGATTTAAATTTACGCCAATAATGTCTGGTTTTATCTCCTAATTGTGGAAAATCATTTTGAAAATCATTGGGAGAATAAAAAGTAGGATCTTTTGTACGTCTATCTACAGGTGGTAGTCTTCTTTTGTCACCACCATAATTAGAAATCATTTTTTTTATTTCTTCGTTTTTTTCTATTTGAGCTACTTCCTCTGGAGATCTATTTTCATAAAACACTGGTGGTTCTATTGGATCAAAAGTTCTGTCAATGTTTGTTAAATCTGTATCTATCTCAGATACAGTACGGAGTGAGAATGGCATACTACCTCCTTCATCTTGTAACAAATTTGCTACAGGTCTATTTAGAAATTTATCAACACCGTATTGGCCAATATTATAAACAGTTTTACCACCTTCAAATAAACTTTTTCCTGTCCAATCTAAAGCCCTCCCCATATTAATGGCATGCCTTGCTAAATCTGTTGAAAAGAAATCATACCCTGGTTTTATTTCATTATTTGTAGTATTAGAACTTAAAATACCTTGATTTGGAAAAGGACTAACTCCTCTTACATATAGATTACCATCTCTACTTGGTCTTCTACCAGTGCCAATTATCGAATAAGGTTTTGGTACAGAACGGTCTATACCATTGCTTGTATAATATCCTGTATCCCATTGACCAGGTTTATGTCGAGGTGTGTGTACCATATATATCTCCTATATTAATCCTAATAATCCAGCTATACCACCAGCACCTGTCATCCAAGACGGCATACCTGGCATACCAGCAATACTACCACCTAGCATAGCTCCAGTCATACCAGATAATAATGGACTAGCATTTGGTTGATATTCAGAACCTGCATATCCCATACCAGCTATTGGATTAACCATTTGTGAATAAGCAGCAAGTCTTTGATAAGGGCTTTGTTGTTGAAAATTAAATCTGTCTATTTGTTCTTGTGTTTGTCTACCAGCCAAATCTTCATAAGCTCCACCTACATCAGCTAGTGATCCAATACCTCCAGCTATTCTTTGATCCATAGCTCCTTGTATTCCTGGTAAAGCACTAGCACCTGCCATTCTTCTTGCCAACATAGATTCTCTACCTTGTTGGCCTCTACCTATATCGGCTTGAGCTGCACCATATAATCTTCTTTGTTGATCAGCCATTGCTTGTTGTTGTCTAGTAATATCAGCTTGTCCTGCACCATACTCTCTGCGTAATGAAGATTCACCAGCTTGAAGTTGTCTTGCTCTTTCTGCTTCAGCAGCAGATTGTGCAAAAGGAGCATAAGCTTCAGTAAATCCTCTGGCAGCAGCTTGTTGTGCCATCGGGCTTGTTCCTGTTCTACCCATTCCACCAAATTGATTTTGTAAATTACCCATAACATCACTACTAATAGTATTTCTAATATTAGAAAGATAATCAGATTGTGGAGTTAATTGATCATAAGCACTACCCATACCAGCACCTAACCCTCTATTCATATAAGCAGAACC